TCCGCGAATGTTGAAGAAAAGTGTGGACAAAGGTCTCCCAGCCGAATATCAAGTTGCTGTGCGACGCCGAAGCATTGAACTGTGTAAAAATCGAGACCTAGCCCTGGACATTGGTGCCAATGTGGGATTGTGGAGCCGTGACTTTGTTGGCAGTTTCAAACGTGTGATAGCATTTGAACCGGTGGCCTTGTTTAGAGAATGCCTGGAACACAATGTGCAAGGCAAAAACTTTGAAGTTCAACCAATTGCCCTGGGTGATCAAGACACACAAGGAACCATGATCATCACTGAGGATAATTCTGGACACAGCCATCTTGATCCTGCTACCATGGGCACAGGCAATGTACAAGTTGTTCGGTTGGATACACTGAATTTTCATGATGTCAGTTATATCAAGATTGATTGCGAAGGATATGAGTATCGCATCTTGCAAGGTGCAGAACAAACCATTCGTCGTTGTCGACCTGTGGTAGTGATAGAACAAAAACCACACGATGCGTACAGCAAGCAATACGGACAGTTTGCGGCAGTGGCATTGTTGCAAGAATGGGGCATGATCAAACTAGATCAAGTGCGCGATGATTGGATCATGGGATGGCAGTAAGCCCTTACTACAAGGAAAGTGTTAAACTTGGTGCTCGTTTTCAAGAAGAAAACAAAAGTTGGGCTGGCTACGATGTTGTAAAATATCAAAAAAAGATCTATGATCTTGTGCAACGGTACAATGCCAAAACTATACTAGACTACGGTTGTGGCAAGGGATTGCAGTACATTGAGCCGCTGCCATATGGTGCTGAACCAGAGGCAGAATTGCCTGAGGATCAATGGCAAACTTTTGATCAATATCTCGGAGTCAAAGTATTCAAGTATGATCCTTGTGTAAAAGGCCTGCGACGACGACCTCCAAAAAACAAAAAGTTCGATGGCGTAATCTGCACACAGGTATTGAATAGTATCCCCGATGATGACTTGATATGGGTTCGTGAACTATTAGAGAGGCATGCTAGAAAATTTTGTTTTATTGGTTTGAATTTTCAACGTGAGGCCAAAGGCAAAAAAGCCATGTATGATTCTGAGTACTTTCGAGAACCTAGAACCCGAGAGTTTTTTAAAAAATATTACTCCAATTGGTCAGGCAGTGATTTGTTCTGGTGGTTCAAAGATCGTTCACACTACCCCGGGTGGATTGATGATCAACTCAACGGCACTTGGCAAGATGTGCCCTTAGAATGGTCAGATAAGTATGAATTTGTAGAAGCGATTTCCCGATGAAGTCATATATCATTACCATGCTGGGGCATGAACTATCAGAACAACTATCAGCCGAATGCCGAGAACAAGCAGCCCGAGTTGGCATCAACGTAGAAATATTCCAAGCTATATGGGGTCGAGACTACGAACAACACTTGAAAAAACTTAACATCAAACTGGGCAGACAAAAACTCAGCAAAATGACCTTGGGGCATTATGGTAATTTTTTAAGCCATTTTTATCTATGGATGCAGTGTGTGCGAGATCAAGTGCCGTATCTTGTGCTAGAACACGATGGCTGGCTTATGAGGCCAATTCCCAACAACATCATGAATCAATTTGATGACATTTGCAAACTAGATTGCTTTAGCCCTTGGATGAAACAAGATGGAGGTTATGATGTTGTGGTGGATCGAGATCAAACATCACCTGTGACTGTTCATTCGATCTTGGACATTACAAAAGTAACTGGATACAGTGATCCACTGAGGTTTAAAAAACAAGCCGGATGTTACAGTTCAGGGGTGTATGCTTACATCATCAAACCACAAGGAGCAAAAAAATTAATTGACCATGTGCGAGAACACGGGTTCTTGGCCACAGACAATCAAGTCAATACAAATGTAATGGATGTAAAGGTATGTATCCCATCAGTGGCTAGACTACATCCAGTTATGAAAAATCGTGAGATTATTGGGAAAATGTCAACATCAAAACAGTCCCCTAATCCACACACAGGAAAAGGTATGGAACATGCAGAACAAAAATAAACACGTTGCACTAACACAAAAATTCAGCACATGGGGGGACAAGTTGTTGCAACACACCGATGTGTTGTACAGTATCCAGCATGATAAAAAATTCAAGCCTATCACAATACAACTGTCACCCTGCGAAGTTTGCAGCAGTGGGTGTCCATTTTGCAGTGTGGCCGAACGTCCGTTAAAATCGTATTTGCCGTTTGAAAAAATCAAACAAGTGTTGCGTGATTTCAAACAGTTAGGAGCCAAGAGTGTGGAACTCACAGGCGGGGGCGAACCCATGATCTATCGCGACAAAGACACCCGAGATGATATCAACAGTATAGTTGAGTATGCACATGAACTGGGTTACGACATTGGTATCATAACCAACACACTAAAACTGTCAAGACTCAAACCTGAAAACTATCACAAGATCAGTTGGATCAGAGTCAGTTTAATCAAACTGGATGAAGGCTACGAGCCTGAGGACTTTGACTTCTGTGGCTTCCCTCCTGAGAAAATGGGCTTGTCGTATATCATATACGAAGGTGACACTGGCACAGGCAACAGACTGGGCAAGCCCTACCGGCCCACAGATGTTGAAACAATTCGACGCATTGCCCAAGTGTTGGAGTTGCACCCTGATCTGAAATTTGTCAGGATAGCAGGCAACTGTTTGATCAAGGGCAACAATGCACAAATTAGAACACAGTTCAAACAAGTGATTGATGAAATTGACACCCTGAACAAAATCTTTATCAAAGACATTGGCGAAGATGATTCCCCGTTTGAGGATGGTTGCTATGTGGGCATGATCCGTCCGTATGTGGCACCTGATCCACACGGCACTGGAAAATATCAAGTGTACATTTGTACCAGTCATGTGTTGAACAAACAAAACTATGATTTGGATTATTCACTATGCGATGTGGACAACATCATCCCCACATGGCAACGACTCAGTGACAACTATGCTGCCAAAGGATATCCATACGAAGTAAAAAACAACTGTGGACAAGATTGGACTGAAAGTTGTAAGTATTGCTATTACAAATTCAACAACAAAATTTTGCACACAGTGGCACAACAAATGCCAGATCGGAACTTTCCATGACACAAGTATTCGACGAACAGTACTATCGTTCCAACAACTATGTGGACTATCTCAGCAAACGTGAACGATATGTAAAGACCGCTGAAGAAATACAACAAGTGTTTCATAAATTCAGTGTGATTGATCAAGATTCCGCCATCTTGGATTATGGGTGCAGCCTGGGCTTCTTGATCAAAGGATTTGAAAAGGCTGGATTCAAAAACGTATCTGGTTATGATATCTCAGACTGGGCTGTAGAGCAAGCAAGAAAAAATGGCTGTAACATCTTGGATCATGCACAAGGCGCATTTGACCTGGGCATATTTTTAGATGTACTTGAGCACATGACTGATCAGCAAATTGCTGCATTGTTTACTGAACTAAAACTTGATAAAGTTTTGGTTAGAATACCATGTGCTGTTGCTGAACAGCCTGATGAATTTTATTTAGAAGTATCACGTCGTGACGTCACACACATCAACTGCAAAACTGATCAAGATTGGATAGAACTGTTCCGAGGCCTAGGGTACCACAACTGTTTTCGTCTCAACATGTCTACCATATACGACTCGCCAGGGTGCTTTTGTTGTTTGTTTATTTGATGTACGGCAGAAACTTTTGATAGATGCGTCCGGACCGAGCATCCTCATCGCTCCAGTGTGCGGCTGCTAGATCATATATCCACTGTTCTCTAGGAAAAAATTCTGAAATATTTTCAATTAATGAAATATTTTTATTGGCCACTGCCCAACTCACACAACTTGGATCATCTACAAACACAGGCACACCTTCGCACACTGCTGCCACACTAGCTGAGCTGTTAAAAACCACTGCCGCATAAGCACCTTGCAGATTGTCAACTAATCGGCTTTGATTAGGTTCTATTACAAAAATATTTTGTCGTTGCCCTTGTTTAGATGTGTATGCAGCAAATTCAGTCATGTCGTACTGCCCAGGATGTGGACGTATTTGAATTTGCCGATTGCTTACTGCTCTAATTTGTTGAATTTTTTCACTTAGCCATGACATGGGATTCAATGATTTCATTGCAAAACCGCCATCACGTTGCATACAGATCAAAATATGTCCATCTTTTTTTGTTTTTATAGGTTTTAATTGTAAACCAAGACGTTGACTTATCTCAATCCATTTTGTAGCATCACTGTTTTGATTGGCGTATTCAGCATGATCATAAAATGGACCACCAATACTGTACCGTAAGTAATTGCTGTGGTTATCAACATACTTCCAACAACTTGCATCTATGCACATGGTGTGATTGCTAGATCGACGTTGCTCAGCAATGATTTGTTTTCTTAATGCAATATTGCTACCACCTGTGTTTGTAGTTGCCCAACCCAACATCACTGCCAGAGGGCTGGGAGTATAACGATGTTGCCACTCTACTACCACTGATCCACCAGCGGCCCTGACCCCTTCAGCAAAACTTTCCAAACACTCAATCTTTCTTGTGTTTTTGTGATTGCGAACGTTGGCCACTGAACTGATGTAAACAACGCAGTCAACCACCTTGCAAGATTCTCCAGGCAGTGCCGTCACGCATTTCTGTTTCAGTGAACTGAGAGTAGGCTATATGATGTGCCCAGGCCCTAATTTCGTCAAGACTGGGTCGGTGAATTTTTTCTATCGATGCAATAGAAGTACTACACACCGCGGCTGCGGCATTGGGTCCAAGAGTGATGGCAGGTTTGCCATGTAATATGGCTTCGCCGGCTGCAATGCTAGAGTATGTTATCAAACAATATATGTCTTGGTCCAAGGCCATTTCTATGGTATTATCATTGACTCTGACATTGCGACCTTGTTTGCGGCGTATCACAACTTCTCTATCAGTGTGCGCACCAATTTCTGCTAGAGTTTGTTCTAACCAAGTTTCCAAATCTATGTCGTACAGATTCAATAGTTTTTGACTGGGAGGTGCTAGTAATATTTTACTGCCATCTGCACGTACCTTTTTGAGTTGAACTCCTGTACGCTCAAATCTATCTGCAGGGCGCTCAATCACAGGGCCAAAATTTTGTACGTCATTTTTTGTAATTCTGTGATATAATTTTTTCTTGCCATTACCAAAGTATCCTGTATCGATATAATAAAAATCTTTGCCTCGGGCGCGGCATGCATTCATTTCTTTGCGTTTGGTAATTCCTCGCAACACTATTGGTGTAGAGGTTGTTTCTGTTTTGGTCCAGGTGGTTATCTGCCCACCACAACCGCGTATAAAACTTTCTAGTATGGGGTCGTACATGTAACCTTTTCTTTCATATCTGTATTCGCTGTCAATAGCATGCACTGCCTGTGTATCCAATGCACGAATTTTTGCAGCAATTGTATCAAAATTCATACCATAATAATCTCCTGCTGGATCTGCACGATATCTTATTATGTCGTAAAATATTTCACGAACTTCAGGCGGTAGCAAATCAAGTTCGTGCTGCTCTAACGGTGCTAATTCTTGTTCTTCATCCATGTTGTGTTCTCTGTTCGCAATAATTAGTTAGCAATCTTTCTTTGTGCCAATCTTCTGCAAAGTCTCCAGCGGCCGCAAACTCATGGAAACAAGGAGTGCCCAGGGTATAGTGTACCAGTTTTGCCTGCGGATTAGCATCATATTCAACATCCAACCAGTTCCATTCTGGGGGCAGTTCTCCAATGCGCTCATCTTCTAGCCAGGAGAATCTGTGCAGTTCCGCACCTGTTGACTTTTGCACAAACTCTGGTGTTAGTTTGCGGTTGGGAAAACTGTTGCAGTTCCATAATATCACACTGCTCCAGTTCTTTCTTGGATAGTCTTCGTTTTTGCTGCCAAGATACTTTTCAGCCATGCGTGTTTTGTAGTCGTGTTTGACCACCATGACATCGTTGAAAGGACTTTGTAGGTTCCATAGTTCCACAATATCGCCACGTAGGATCATGTCGCCGTCAATGAATATGGCCCAACCTCGATAGTCCATCAAGTGTGGCACAAGAAAACGACTGTAGATAAATTGATTGCTGCCATCGGTGTGTGTTTCATCATAGTCTCGGAACAAGTTCAAAGCCACAGGAACGATTGCCACTGGCTGACTGGCATGTCTAATGATTGAGTTCACACATGTATGATATGCAATGGCTTCTCTAGGATCGTATCCTACAAACACAGGAATTGGTTTCATTTCTTACGCTCAATATCTTCTTCAACACAGCGGTCGCCGTATTGTATTTCAATCAACTTTAGCGGTTGATCAGTTTCATTGCACAACTGATGCCATTCATTGACCTTGATAAATGTATGCTCATGCATGGTCAATTGGCATTTGACTTCTTGATCAGTGCTGGCCTCGTCCAAGGTGTACACTGTGGCTTGACCTTCGGCCACAAACCAAAACTCTGCGCGACTGTCGTGTCGTTGCATGCTTAGGCATGTCTTGGGCATCACAGTGAGTTCTTTGAGTTTGGTGTTGGCTCCTACTTCGTGCAGCACACGATAGTATCCCCAGGCTCGATCAGTCCGTGGCGTTTTCCATTCTGTCAGTATCCATGAACTTGAATTTATTTTGTTCTCGCCACCTACACCAAATTGAAAGTCCACGTCATCAAAAACCATTTCAGGTATGTTGTCAGCAGTGCGGTCTCCGCCATTGGCAAATATAAATTTGGTTCTGGGCACAGTGTAATGTGCTCGAGCAACACGTATGGCATCTATGGCGGTGTTGTCTGCATCATCGAATTCAATTACCTTGTCTATCATACGTAAATTTTCAATGATGGCTCTGCGTTCACTCATGGGCATGAACGGTCGACCTTTTTTGCGTGTGAGCCATGCGTCTGAGTTAATACCCACCACCAGTCTGTCGCCCAAGGCTCGGGCTGCTTCAAAGTAGGCAATGTGCCCGGAATGTAGCGGGTCAAACCCGCCTGTGACAATTACTATTTTCATGCGGGTATTTAACTGACATGATGCACACACCACCAAAAAGCCACCCAGGCTTCAAAAAAGAACAGTAGCAGAAAGATTTCCATTTCTGCTAAATCTTGCTGCCAGCGCTCTTCATCTGTCATTTTAAGTTAGTTTTATTTCCGCTGTGGCTCGTTTTTTGCCGCCAGCGGCTGACACCACATTGACAATTTCGAACCCGTCCACACCTATAAAATTAGTGTTGGTACCTTTGCATCGTATATCCAATATGATTCGTGTGTCTTTGTGCGAATGTCGCTTCATCAATTCAATGTAGGTCTTTACAGGATAGTGGTGTCCGCAACTGAGCCAAGAAGTTATCACATCAAATTTTACATCGTCAGGCAAATTGATATTGTTGGCATCAACTAAATGATAGTTTTTTGTACCAAGTTCTTGAAGTTTGGCATCTAAAAAGTCAAAACTGTGATAGAAGTACAATGAGTCTGCTGTTGAGTTCCAATTGCCGTAGGATGCTGTTTCTGGTTTGCTTGTGTTTTGTTGTTGATCGCCGTCTAATAACCATAGTTCGGTGCCATACTTTTCACCAAACCAACGAGACTCCCAGGCAAAACCGCAACCAATGTCTAGTAGTTTACCAACGGGTTGGGACAAATATGCATCAACTGTTTCAAAATTTTCTCGACGTTTGGCAATATATTTGTCTGTGGTCCATTTTCTAGCCCACTGTGCTGAGTCATCTGCACCTTTGTCTGGATTGTCTATGTATGAGTTCATAGTATTATATATGATCCACGCACCACCAAAATGCCACCCAGGCTTCAAAAAAGAACAAGAGAAAAAAGATTTCCATCTCTGCTAAATCTCGTTGCCAACATTCTTCGTCGGTCATGTTATACTGTGATGTCTTCCATGCCCGCTGTGCGCAAGCGAACCACGTGACCCATTTGCCACTGCTTGGTATCCAAGCCCTTCATGATACCCAACCAACGATTGCGTAGCAGCGCCACTTCGTTGATGATGGTTTCAAAGTCCACAACTTCTTCTTCACCATCCACGTACTTTTCAGCATCACGTGCTGTGAGCGCACGAGCATAGCCTTCAAGATACTTCTTGAAATGTCTGGTACGAATCTTGCGCAGTTGAATATTGAGAAAGTTCAACACAGCCTCAATCTCTTGAAGTTGGTTGAACCTGTGCTCAGTTATGCCTGGCAGGGCAGTAATATTCTTTTCTACAAGTCCGCCAATCTTGCAGTCACGTTTAGCGTCTGTGAGTTCTGACTCAAAGTGTGCAATGAAGTCAGGTATGTTGCTGAGATCAGCAACAACTTTGCTATACCACATTAGTAGTCATCTTCTTTGTTGTAGTTGTCCTCGTCATCAAATTCTTCTTCTTCCTCTTCTTCTGCATAATCCTTGTCATTGTCCAGGTATGCAGTCAAGGCTTTCTTGATGTCTGAATCGCCTTTGAAGGCATCTCGTATTTCGTCTACGTCATGGTCGTGATCAATAAGGATGGCCACAATACTTTCTGCAGCATCCAGTCGATCAACCACATTGACATATCGTTTTAACTCACCCCAAATTTCGCTTGCTACTTCTGCTGACATTTTTTATTCCTCCGTTGCGTCGGCTGTACTTACCTCTGTCTTGATGTTCTTGAAGTCCGTCATGACTTTGTCCAAGCAACCATCATCGTTCTTTTCCCAGGCTTTGCGGAACTTCTTGATAATCTCGCCTTCGCTGGTGGTAAACACCAAACTGTTGCCTTCACGTTTGAGCATTTCTTTTTTCTCAATCAGGTCCACCAAGCCACTGTAAGGGCTCATACCTGTTGTGTACGGAATCTTGACCTGCACACCTTCAAAAGGTTTGGCATAGCGTGTTTTCATAACTTTACAGCCTGCACGAATACCATTGACGTCACTCACTTTGTTGCCGTCCTCGTCTTCTTTGAGCTTCATCTTCTTCATGGCCACAACAATTGAACTGGCGTATATGAAACCTTGACCGCCGGAGATTTTATCATCAGGGTCAAACATGTCCTGACTTGCGTATGTGTGGTTGGTACAAACCAAGCCCACATTGTAACTACCAAACATGTTCACACAGTTACGCACCAAGGCAGTGAGTGCTTTGGGTTTACGGCCCAGGTCGCCCTTCATTTCACCAGCATCAAACTGGTTGACGTCTGTGGGGGTCAACAACATACCCAGACTGTCAATAACAAACATGACCTTGGGACGTTCGCCTTCGGGCAGTGCTTTGTAGTCGCTCATGAATGTTGAAATGGTTTTAGCCACATCGTCAATCATGGCCATACTCAACTTGAGCAGTTTACTTTCGCTAGTGTCTACACCAAGTGCTTTGAGCCAGTCTTCGTCAAGTGCGTTTTCACTGTCAATCAATACCACAAAGATACCTTGTTCTTGTGCGTTCTTCACAATGTTGCCTGAACAGATATATGATTTGCCTGCGCCTGAGTCGCCAGCAAACACTGTGACCTTGCCCAAGGGAATGCCGCGATTGAAGTCGCCTGAGATCAAATAGTTCAAGGCATAGTTGCCTGTGCTAATCCAGTCTGTTGGATCATTAAAACCGATGCTTAATCCATCGATTGATTTTGTAATTTCTTTACGGAATTTTGAAACGTCAAAGGGTTTACCCATGAATCACCTATTATTTTTAAAGAACACAGAGGGAGAGCCCCTCTGTGTGATTGCTGTCAATTACTT